CTTAGAGTGTTTGCTGTAACAATCCATATCAAAGCTGACCTAGCAAAGAAAACGCCAGAGGAGGACGTATGAGCAACCATGAAACAGAAGCGTACCTAGAGAAAAAGTTTGAAGAAGGCTTAGATAAAGGCATGAGCGACCTAGACGCAGCAGAGTACGCCCGTTCTAGCCTTTTGCAGAGCGATATTTTTAACAAAGAAGTAATGAAGGTTTATGAAGCCAAGCATGGAGAAAAGTGATGGCATTTAGCGCAGAACAAATAAAAGATGTACCGCCAATTCTTATTGAGTCATTAAATGACATCAAAGAAAACTTGAGCAACGCTTTGTGGCTACACAAGCAAAGCGGGAAACTTATCATCAAGCACTATGCGCTCGAAAGAATAGCAACTGACAAGGGTATTAAATTTGACCCGCCAATAGTCATAGAGAGTGACATAGCCAATAAAAGCGTGGCTCTCAGCGTGACTGCTCACCTTGGAGACAATAGCGAATGGTCTATCGGGGAGGCTTCTTCCTATAATTGCCAGATGAATTACCCCTACGCTATGGCTGAAAAACGTGCCAAAGACAGGGTAATCCTCAAGCTACTTGATATACATGGAGAGGTGTACTCACAGGAAGAGGCTGATGATTTTGATGATAACAGGAGTGAGTTGGCAAAAATTCAAGAAAGGTTGGATTTTGTCCTGTTAAAACTTTCTACTCAATCTAAAGCAATCAGAGACAATATAGACGAGATAGCTACAATAATCGCAGGGATAGGCGATTCTCCTGATTGTTCTCTGGGTGATGCTGCTAGAGCTTGGATAGAGTTAGGGGAGGAAAACCAAAAGGCAATATGGATAGCCCCAAGCAAGGGAGGAATACTCACAACCAAAGAAAGAGAAACCATACAAACCACTGAATTTAGGGAGGCTGCTAATGGCTGATTATAGAAGTAAAGGCATTTTGTTTAGGAATGAAAAGAAAGAAACAGAGAAACATCCAGACTACACAGGGAAGTACACAGATGAAAACGGCAAGGACTTTAGGGTTAGTGCTTGGATTAACACTGGAGCAAATGGGAAGTATCTGTCTTTCCAGACCAGTGAAGACAGGCCCAAGGAAGAAGACAAACCTAAGACAGAAGCTAAGTTTCCAGACTTTGATGATGATGATATTCCATTTTAAGGAGGCAAGATGCACTACGGACACATACTGAAAGGATTGCAGGATAAGTCGGACAAGACCAGATACCGCATAGCCAAAGAAATAAACATGGATTTGTCTAACTATCTTAGGTTGTTAGAGAATGAGGATATGCAAATCTCTACTTTTCACAGAGTATGCAGGGGTCTGGACGTAACAATACCATTACTGGAGAATTTGGATGAGTCAGTTTTGGATTTGTAACTCTTCACATACGAGAGAGAAGTTCCTTCAGCAAGCAAAGAAAGTGATGGAAGATAATCCTTTTGTTGTTTGGGATGTTACTTTTGGCAAACGTAGAACGAGCAAACAGAACAACGCCCTGCACGTTTTCTGTAGGCTCGTTGCCATTGAGTTAAATGACAAAGGATATAGCGTTGAGTCTTTCTTTAAAGAGGGAGTTGAGATACCTTTCTCTGCCGAAATAGTCAAGGAACATATCTGGAAACCTATTCAAAAAGGGGTGACTGACAAAGAATCTAGTGCTGACCTAACCACTATAGAGATTCAAGAAACCTATGAGAATGTAAACAGAGCCTTATCAAATAAGGGCGTACACATACCTTGGCCTCAAAGAGATTAACATGAGACTTACTGTGGAATTTAACGAAGAAGAAGCCGAAGAGCTGAAGGATATGCTTAAAAAAATAGCTTCATTACAGGAGATATTGGAAGAACTAACTGACAGAGTGTTAGAGGTTTCTGACCAGTTGGATAAATCAAAAGAGGAGAACGATAGTGCATGAAATAATGAATTTAGATTACAAAATTGATGATTTGAAAATTCAAGTTGATGAGCTTAAAAGAGAGTTGGATGATTTAAAAAGCAGTACACGCTATGAGTTAGATTGTGATGAGCAAAAAATTTGTATGTTATTAAGTGATGTTAGCGGCCTGGAAAGTCAAGTTGGTGATATTGATTTTCGCCTAGAAGTAATTGAGGACAAAGATAATGCATGAAGAGCCAGAGACATATAAGTTTGATGATTTGCTAGATGTTGAATCTATAAGCCCAACACAACCGGAAGACTATCCAAACCCGTCCGATTCCGATAAAGCAAGAATCCGAATGAGACATATACTTCCTTACGGAGTAATTATTGAAGACGGAATTGAATCTTTGTTCAATCGGAATCACGTTAAAATACAATCAAGAAAGGCTATCTCAGAAAAATCAGGTGTATTTTTTGATGATGGCTGCTCCCCGTGGAAATATTTGGGTCAAAGCACAGACTCTCGACTACGTTGCGAGGCTGTCTTATTGGCTTGGGTTTTAGAAAAACCACTAGACCACTATCTTTATAAGGAGAACGATGGTGCATGAGTACGACTGTGTGATAACCAGAATAATTGATGGAGATACTATAGATGTTGACATTGATCTTGGTTTTGATTGTTGGCTTCATAAGCAGCGTATTCGTTTGCATGGTATTGACACTCCCGAAAGCCGCACTAGAGATTTGGAAGAAAAGAAATACGGATTGGCAGCAAAGGCATTTGTCGAAAAGTTCATACCCCTTGGGTCTACAGCCCTACTCAACACTAAGGAAAAAGGAAAGTATGGAAGATACCTGGGAGACTTTAAAGTGAAGAATCAATGGCTATGCACTGAGTTGTTGAAGCATAGACACGCTGTGAGGTACGAAGGGCAAAGCAAGAAGGTAATTAAACAAGCACATTTAGATAATCGTAAATTGTTAAAATTATAATAAGGTTTTTTATGAGAAAAATTGGTGAACCAAAGTTAGCAGAGTCTATACGAAGTAGTGGAGAGCAGAGATATATTATGTCGAGGTGGAAAAGCATGGCTAGAAAAAGGATAGCTGTTAAGTGTGTTGACTGTGGTTCGGATGAGTTAGTTAAGGAGGGTGTTTTTTATAAATTTTACAAGGAAAAACCATTTCGTTGTTTTGGTTGTGGAACGAAAAAAAGAGAGCAAGACAAAATAGAAATGAATCAAGCATTAATCAATCTTGCTAAAAATAAAAAGGGTAGGCATTAAAATGGCAGTTAAGATAAACCCCGCAGACAAATGGTTCTCCAAGTGCATAAGAGAAGCAGCCGAATGGAAGTGTGAGTGTTGTGGCAAGCAATACGAAGAAGGCACTTCAGGACTCCACTGTTCACATTACTTTGGGAGGCGGGCCAATGCTGTTAGATACTGCCCTGATAACGCCTCAAGCCATTGTTGGGGTTGTCACCAGAAGCTAGGTAGTAACCCTGACGATCATAGGGAATGGATGGTAAACAAGGTAGGGGAAGGCATGATAGATATATTACGCCAGAAGCGTGAGGATATTGGGTTAGCCAAGTCTATTAAGAAGAACCTGAAAGATGTAGCTAAGCATTACAAGGCCGAATATGAACGCTTGAAAAGCCTTAGAATGGCAGGGGAGAAAGGGCCGTTAGATATTATTGAGTATTAATCTTCTTGTCTTTCTAAAAATTCTTCAGCACCACCACCAAACAAGTTGTAAAGCCATCTTCCCATAGGAATACTTCTAGCAGCCCTTGGTTCTAGCTCCTCACCATTTATAAGATTGCCTATGCTTGATGCTAAATCTTTGCTGAGATTACTAAAAACATTCAGTGGTGGAGATAAAGAGTCCACAATAACGCCAGCCACATCCCCTTGTTGTAAATTTTTATCTACACTGTATCGGGAAGTTAAAGCCGTACTCAGCATATAATTAACAAAATTATCTGGAACTCTATCTACTTGAAACTCTCGGCCTTGCATCCAGTTTTTTGCTTCCTGCACAGTGGCATTACCAAGACCAACAATAGCTGCGTAAGACAATGCGTTTTTGCCAGCAGTATAATAATTTCCGTCTTGAGCTTGCTTGTATATAGTGTTGTGAAGAAGCTCAAGCTGTTTAATACCAAATGATTTCAACGCATAAAATATTCTGCCGTTTGGAGCTTGCAAATATTTCAAAGGCATATCAGACAAAGTTAAAGGCTGAGAGCCAGTAAGCTCTGTAAATAATAATAGTTTTGTGTTTTGTGTAACTTTACCTTCAGCTAAATCATTGACTACGCTATCAAATTCTTTCCCATAAGACTTGCCCCACTGACTACGCAGCTTTTCTATTCCCTTTTCTGTCTTTGCAAGACCTGTATTTTTGTTCCATGCAGACTGTAACGCAGAGTTTTTGCCTAACCTATCCACAGCCCTGAATCCAGATACTTTAAATACTGTATCAAGAGCTTTAGATAAACTTGATACATCTGAAAATTCCTGTGATATGTGATTTTCTAAACCATAATCTTTCAAATTAAGGACATTTTTACCTGATATTGACTCTATAACTCCTTTAAAAGCGTTTCTTCCACCATGTCTATACGCATTAACAAATAAATCACCAAGCTGAGTAGTTGCTGAAATGGGATTACCCAAAAGAATCATGTTTGATAATGCCTTCATATTATTAATAAAAGCATTTGGGGATTGTTCCCCTGCACCAAATCTTGCTTCCATCAAAGTTCTTAACTCGGTTTCTCCTCTTTCTGTCAAAACCCCGTCTTGCTTTAATTTTTGTGCATAAGCACCAATACTTGACGTGACATTAAAAGGCTCATTCTTTTTAACTACTCCACCCTTATTAAAAAACTTATACTTTTCAACGTGATTTACCGCAGAGTTGATATAACCTAACAAAGAGTCTGAAGCACTTGGGCTGTAAAACCTCATTAATTCATCATCAACAACATCAATTTTTCTTTGTTTAAATGCTCCAGGTTTTCCTTTTATGTACTTTGTGCTGCCAGATAAAAAATGATCCATGACATTATTTTTTTCAGCTTCAGTTAAATCTGCTATTTCTTTTTTTAATATCTGCGCTTTTTTCCCTTCCATTGATTTTAACAAAGCATTTTCAGCAGTTAATCCGTAGTAATTTCTAATCCCATTTCTATCTATAACTTTTCTATGGAAGTAATCTACGTCACTGTAAAAAGGCAAGTCATGTTCAACGGCATTATCAACGTAATTATAAATATCTCTATAAACCTTTTTTACATTATCTAATGTTTGTTTGACAGTTGTTGTGTACTTGTTTCCATTTCTATCCACAGTAATACTATTGACCCCATTATCAATGGCTAACTGTTCTGCTCCTGCATAATCATCATTATAAAGACGCTTAGTAAACTCCGGTCTTATAGACTTTGGTAGCTGAGTTTCTAACTGAAAAAAATCTAATGCCTGATTTTTAAACTCTTGATTCTTTTCTCTTAAATTATATTCTAATTTTTTTTGTTGAAACCCTATCCCTTCATCAAGGCTATTGAGTCTTTGCTGCATTGTTTGTACATAATCTCTATATAAACCAGATATAGTCCCTTTAAATGTACCTTGATTGCTTGTTTCAAACGCATCTTTTAGTTCTGTTAAAGCTCTAGTTACTTCTGGTTCTGGTATATCTATAGACTCAGTAGCTTGACCAATAGCTCTATTTACTTTTTTGTAATCTAAATCCATTCTTGTAGCTGCTGCTAACAACAAATTTCCATCTGAAATGCCTTCGTTTTGCAGCTCCATGATTTTACTGTTTAATGAATCTACAATTTTATTAGCATTTTTTTGTTGAGCAGGTTTAACAACAGTATTCATGGATGTTTTTAAAGAATTGTAAGCAGGAGCTATTGATCTTACCGCCTTGTCTACAACAGGAGCTAATACAGCACCGCCCGCAGCCATTGTTGCGGTCATCAAAGGGTCTATTTTGCCTTCTTCGGCTAAACCTCTAGTTGCTTCAAATCCCCCGCCAACTAAACCGCCTATTGCAGCCATAGCTCTTGGTGTTTTTCCTACGGGAGTTAGTGTTGTAACATCAGATAAAGCACCTAAAAATGCGCCTAGCATCCCCATCTTTCCTGTGCTTTCGGTTTGTGAAAGCTCACTTAATATAGGGTATTGTTTCTTTTCTTCAGCAGCCCTTGTAGCCTGTATCCTTTCTCGTCTTTCATTAACTGACAAGTCCATGAAGTCCTCGCCATACAATTCTGTTGGAGAGGCGTAAAACCCATACCCTGTCTCACTTGCAAATATATTCCCAACAGGTATTAATGATTCTAAAAGGATGCTGGCATTTTCTGTAAATGTTTCAGTAGTATCCCATTCATACTTAAACCTTTGCATGGATGAAAAATCATCCATAGTTTTTTGTTTGTTCTGAAATTGAATACCTACAGGGTCAACGCTTTTAGATAGTTGATAGGCTTCTGCAACCTTTTGAAACTCTGGAGTTCCTTGTTTATCTTTGTTGTTTACTATCCACTCAGCATAAACCTTTGCATCTGCCATGATAGAATCTCTTATTTATCTGCTTGCAATAAGTTTTGATGGATTTGAATAATAATTAATAGTTTCTTTAAGGACATTAATCTGACTTTTTAAATCTGCTATTCTATCTTCGTTACCAAATTTTAATTTTGCCTGTCCTTTTTCTGTGCTTGTTAATAATTTCTCTAATTTTTCTAATTCTTTTTTTCTTGTATTCATTACAACATTTATTGCATTTTCTGTGGTTTTAGGAGAAGCGTTCATCCTTTCATTATAGGCAATTATTGATTCTACTTGTTTGTCTATTCCTTTTTGTTCTGGAGGAGGAGTTTCAGAGACTTCAGATAATTGATTACCTGGAACATCATAAAACCTAAAGTTTTCATCTGTTTCTTGCTGTATATTTTCGCCTTTTATTACTGCATCTGCTTCTTCAAAGACTGAATCCTGACTGCTATCACCAGTTTCACCTTTGTATTCTCCTAGATCAACAAAACCATTTCCAATTTTAACTCTGCCATTTTCGCTCTGATATGTTTCTTTAATAATATTGATAGCTTGTTGACGATTAACTCCAGCATTGTATTGTGTGTTGTGAATTAAATCTGCCAACGGGCCTTCTCCAATTAACGCTGGGTCTCTAATCCCATAAAATCCTTGTTTTGTAGTCATTTCTGATAATACTGGGTCTTTTTTAATATCTTCAATAATTGCAGTTTGCATAGTTGCACTAAGATTTGGAATCGTAGTTTTTTGATCTGGATGGTCAAGTTGCCACAAAATGTTTCCAGTATCAGGCTCTAATCCAGCAACGTATTCTTTGCCATCCAACATTATATTTCTAATTTGTATTGGTGGGCCTTCTTTAGAGCCAGCAGCAGCCCTTATTGTTGTTTCACTAACATTCGGCAAACCTAAAATTGCACGATAAGGACTGTCAGAAGGCAAAGTTTCTTTTACTGCTTGTGCTGCTAACTGCAAATTTTGTCTGTCAACATTTTTTGTGTTTATATCAGCCGCAGAATTAATCATACCCTGAATCCAACTAGCTTCTGACCTAGCTTCTCTCTGTCTAGCAAACTCTAAGTTTTCTTCTGCTCTAGCAGAGGCAGCAATATCTCTTTGCTCCCGCGCTCTAGCCCTAGCGTCAGCCGCATTTTGTCTTGCTATTTGTCTATCTAATTCTTTTTGTTCTTTTTCTTGTTCCGTAGCTGCTTGCATTAATCCTATAGATTGCAAAGGAGCTATATCCTGTAGCTGCATTGATAAATTTTTAATACCTTGAGGATTACTTAAATCAGCCCCTAATAACTGGTCAGATACCTTCTCGCCTGTATCACGCATATCAAGACCTAGCATACCGCCTACGCTTCTTCCTAGACCTTCTGAGCCTTGCTGTAGGTTAATAGATGTAGCTTGGGCTAAAGGGTTAAGTAGAGAAGCTATGCCGCCTCTGGCTTGAGGAGCAAGGGCTACTGCTTCTGATAGCTTTCGTCTTTGTCTTTGTTCAGGAGTTTCAATAACATCTCTAAACAATGAAGGTATATTTATAGCCATTATTGTCTCCTATGGATATGTAGCACCAGGGTAAGCCCCAAAGTCACTAATTTGTCCAATTAAATTAGAAAATAAATTACCTCCATCAGAAGTCGTAGTAGTAGTTGTACCACCACCTTGACCCGCCCTTTCAGCAGCCAACAAATCAAACAAGCCTTTGTACTGTTGCTGTCTTAACGCATTTTCCAATGCCCTAATGCCTAAATCAGCTTCTAAGCCTGATTCTGCTAGGCCACCAAACAGTTCACCCCTACCTAGATCGAGGGCTACCTGATTTCTATTCATTTGCAGCATAGGATTCAAGGCCGATAACAGTCCTGCTTGTGGTGTATAGGCCGCAGGAATAGAACGTAGTCCTAGTTCTCCTGCTAGTCCTAACCTACCCCTTAATTCCTGCAATCCTTGTAGGGTTTGCTGAGAACCTAACGCCTGTTCTGCCCTAGATTCTTGCAATCCCTGTAGAGTTTGTTGCGAATCTAATGCTTCTTGCGCTCTAGCTTCTTGAAGTCCTTGCAAAGTTACTTGCGAACCTAAATTCATTCTATTTCTAAACTCTTGCAATCCTTGTAAAGTTTGTTGCGAGCCTAATGCCTGTTCTGCCCTAGCCTGATCCATAGCACCCAAGACATTACGGCTTCTTTGTTCTTCAATGGCTTTAGCCTGTGCCAGTTCTTCAGGTGTGCCGCCAAACATAGCCGATCTAACACCGCTACGACCCTGATTAACTAACCTTTCTTCCAAACCTAACCTAGCCCTTTCACGCCCTGGTTCTTGCATGGCTTCTAATCTGTCAAATAGCTGTTGTTCCCTAGTAGCCCTAGCTTCAGGACTTTGAGTAAGCATATTAATAACAGAGGTTTGATCTTGTTCTCGCTGCTCTGGCGTTTGAGTCAACATATTAATTAAACCAGTTTGTTGCTGTCTTCTTGCCTCTGGTGTTGAAGTCAACATATTTACTAAGTTAGTTTGTTGCTGTCTTCTTGCTTCTGGCGTTTGAGTCAGCATATTAATTAAGTTGGTTTGTTCTTCTTCTCGTTTATCTTCGCTTCCAAGGATATTAAAGGCTTCCTGACTAAATCCTAATAACGAGTTCTGAAGGTTTCTTTCGGGCTGAGTAAGCTGTAAATCAAGACCTGTTGGCTTTGCTACCGCTTGTTGTCCTGTACCTGTAGTCACAGTAAAAGGTTTAAATTGTGTTTGCCTGTCTAGCTCACCAAGAATACCGCCTTCCATTTCACCAAAATATTTATCACCCCTAAGCTGGGTTTGATAACCTCGTCTAGCTTCTGCTAAATCCTTTATACCTTGCTGACCCAATGCAGCCTGACCGATAGCCCCTAAAAGACCTGCGCCAGTGCTTCCTAGAAAACCACCACCGCCTTGATTTAAACCAAATAAATTTTTACCAAAATCTATAGCATCCATGCCTAAATCTCCCCAAGTGTGACCTGGTTGATGTGGCATTAGTAAGTCCCTCCATCTAGTGTCCCAGTGAACGTACCTGACACTGTGAGGGCCGCAGCCGTTGTAGTCCCAGTGAGCGTTGCCCCAGCCGTATTAGCTTTCGTTGCTACTGCCGTGGCGATATTGTCAAATTCTGTATTGACTTCTGTGCCTTTGACCAGCTTGGCAACATTGCCTGATACCAAGGTGTCCTTTGCAGCAAAGTTTGTGGTTTTCGTATAGTTGGACATTAGACTACCCTTCCTAACAAAGCGTGTACGTTGAGTTGTTGTATCGCTATTGACTTACCATTAACTGTAGACTCTACACCGATAGATACTACAGAACCAGAACCAGAAGCATTGACCTTCTGACGATTAATCAGACTGAGTGAAGACGCATATTCAGCAGTTGTATTGTATTCGCTGATATTATACTGCGCTGCATTGTTAGCAGGTAGCGTATATGCCTGTTTTTTATAGGCATTTGTATAATCAAAAGCCCAGTTTAACACGACAGTAGATTCTGCCCCATCAAATGTAGTCAGATTAACCTTCTTTAAAAACTTTAAAACACTACTGTCACCAAAGGCTAACGGGTGACTAAAGTAACTGATCTGATATGAAACATCATTATCGTCATACCCTTTGTATTCTGCTATTCCTGTTGCCACACCAATGTATAAAGTCTCATCAGCTAGATTGGTAAAGCATAAAGGCGATAAGCTAGTCCATGTCGTTGCCCGATATGACCCATCCTGTAAAGGAAAGCGTGTATCAAACACAAAGACTTGCTGTAATGCAGGTAGATTAACCAACAAGAAAGATTCATTAGGTGAATAGTGCATTTTGATATTGCCAGTTTCAGCCGCTACTAAACTTTTAACATCATTGTTGACGTTTTTAGATATATCCCCAATAGGTGAAGACTTCTCTTGTATTGTCCTAGCCAAACTTCTAACACCAGATCGGTCTAGGAATATCAAGTCTTTACCCGTAGACACTACGCAATCCCTAGAAACACAACCTATATTTGAGATTGTATCTTCCAAAGTCATAGAAGCAGGTGCGCTTGCCCCTGAGTAGATAACGATTGAGTCTTTGCCGAATATAATTAGGAAGCCGTTATGAGCCGCTAGAGCAACGATTTCGTCATAGCCTGTAGGCCATACGTTAGTAATGTCTATTGAACCTGTGGCTCCTCCTGTCCATGTAGTGCCATCTAAAGTATCAGACCAGTAAATAGTAGACTTGTCAGTAGCAAAGTCAGCAACAAACAGCTTACCAAACGCTGCCAAGACCTCATTTCCCTGTGGCGGTGTACCTGCTGCACCCGCATGGGCTGACATCTTTTCCAAACTAGCAACACTGTGAGTATAGACTAACGGCTCATGCGCCCGTTGAAAGAAGAAAGCATGGTCATTGAAGTTCACAGCCTTCCAGTTGTTAGCACTTACTGTGTAAGAACCTGGAGTATCATCAGCTAGTGTAGACGTTCCTTTGAATAACTTGTTATTACCTGCTGATATTATGGCTGTATTCCCACCGCTATCCCTGTACTGGTGTACCATTTCGATACCCGCAGAAGAACCAAGCACTGAGCTACCATTACTGCTGACCATTTCGTAGCCTTTCCTAGCGGCTACCCTACCTTCCTTGTCAATAATGCAGTTATCCGCAACAGAGGCAAACGTAGGGTCTTGAGCTAAAGGGGCATCCTGCGTATTAATACCCGCAAAACCTGGAGCTGTAATTGTTATGCTTTGTAGTTTCTGAGCCATTAGTTCACCATAAATGTTATCTCAGAAGGATACTTGTTAGCGTCAAAAGCTACTGCGTCAGATAGGGCAGTTGAAGCAACCGCAAACTGTTCAGCCGCCGACTGACCACCAGTTTCACCCCTTTCCCTTAATGCCATAGCAAACGCTAACTGTATGACAGGGTTAGAGGGTACTGACAAAGCGGTACTGTCAGAAGACAAATCAGCCTGTGGAACTACTACGTCAAAGCGTAAGTTATAACTATCGTTAGGCTGCGGGTATAGCTTAACCTTTAGGTCACCGCTAGTGTCTTTGCCTATAAACGTGTAGTAATCAGGGTTTCCAGCTACTACAGCCGTATTGTAGTAAACATTGTTAAAGTAGGACTTACTACGCAGGGACATAAACTTTTGCCCTGTCGTATTCATTACATCCTTAACGACTGCCTGATCTCCGCTACCTGTTAGTGAATATTCACTTGTTCCGCTAGTTGTTGTTAATGTTATTGAGTCCCGCAAAGCCGTCCAATCAAATGAATTTTCTACTATTTTCTTAGCGTCATTAACTAAATCGCCTATCAAAGCAGAATAATCTGTACCATTTGCAGTATCTACAGTGTCTTCTCGCAACCTTCGCAGAACATTATTTATCAAATCTATGTACGTCATGCCAATGTCCTCAATAACCCGCCAACTACACCAAATTCTGGAATGTTATCTAACTTAGTAAATTTTGGTTCAAACAATATGTCATCAAAAACAGTCTGAACTATAGGAGCAGACTGAGATATTTGCATTATCATCCCTGCTTTTTTTTCAGGTTGTTTAGGTGGTGGTTTAGGTATAAAAATATTTGGAAAGCCTATAGGTTGATCATCTACATTTACATTGCCTGTACCCGTTTGATCTAAAACACTACCGCCACCATTCCCATTTCCATTTCCATTTCCATTGCCATTGCCATTCCCATTGCCATTGCCATTGCCACCAGTAAGTGTGTCATTTCCATTGCCACCAGTAAGTGTGTCATTTCCATTGCCACCAGTAAGTGTGTCATTGCCAGTAGCACCTGTAAGTGTGTCATTGCCAGTAGCACCAGTGAGTGTGTCATTACCAGTAGCTCCAGTAAGTGTGTCATTACCAGCACCACCTACAGTAGTATCTGCGCCACCTATTACACCCCCTGCTGGAACATTACCGACAGCACCACCAGCAGCGGCTCCACCAGCAGCGGCTCCACCAGCAGCATCATTAACAGCTACTACAGTGTCATCAACAACATTTTTAGTAACACCTTTGCCGCTAATTAAATCTATAAAAGCATCTATCGCTGGTTGATTTATTTTATCTTGAATTTTTTTATTCCACTTACCCAAAATAACTTGAGCATCTTTGTTATCTCTATTAATTGCATAGTCACTAATAATCTCAAGAAGTACGTTTACAGGAAAAATTGAACCATCATCCTGTTTGTAATCGCGCAAGATATCTGTTACAGGGTCAGCTCTATCCTTATTGCTATACTCAGCTAATATAGCTTCTGGTGTTTTGCTTTTTGCACCTGTTTCTTTATCATCCTCATCTGCAATTTTATCGCTGCTTCCACCACCAATAAGTGTGTCATCACCAGAACCACCGGAAACTGTATCTGTTACAGAAGCAGGGTCAGTAACAAACGGCCCTGTATTAGCTGCCACAGATGCAAGTGAAGGGTCTATAGTTGATAGTAAGTCTGAAGCAGTTGTATCTGCGTTTAAATCTACAAATTCTTCTTGATAGGTGTCTTCTGATCTTGTGCCTAGAAAAAGCGGATTTAAATTGAAAATGTTTTTTGCTTGATTATGTCTAGCCAAAGCATCCATTACTGCCCTAGAGCTAAGATTGTCAAACGGGTCTAAACCTGCGCCTATTAAATCGCCAATATTAAAAGTCATTCCATCAATTACTACAGAACTTCTATTATTAGGTCTTGTCCAAGTTCCCATTATTTATTCCCGTTTGACCCGCCATAGAAAAAAGCCGCCGCCGTACCTAGAATCCCCGATAGTTGGCCTAACACCAAGCTAATTATGGTTTCATCATTTTGGTCGTGTGGTAACAAAGTAACAATCATGACAAAACAACCATATAGCAAAAGGCTAAGTATGCTAAATACCTTGGGTGTCCAGTCTGTTGCAAAGTTCTGCCTAGCATCTTTTCTATCGTCAACCTCGACTTTAAAACTTTCTAAGTCTATTTCCATTTCACGAATACGATTCTTAAAATCTTTATCCGCTTCCCTTACCATTACCGCCTTATCAGGTTCACGCTCAATAAGGTCTTCTATCTCATTAGCCGTTGCCGTATCAGGAAGTCCTAACTTCTTGGCAGCCATCTTGACCGCCATTCCTGCCATTGGCCCACCCGCAGCACTAGCTATGGTTGGGGCTAACGATTTTAATAACCCGCCTAATTTCATCTTGTCAGCAAATACACCTTTATCAGTGCCTCAACATTCCTAATTACTTTCCCTCAGAGTCTTCCTCCACGATTTTATCTATCGTATCGCAGACATCCGGTATCGCTACACCCGTAGTAACCTCAGTAGCTACGCGCCCTACAGACCTAATGCCTTTGTACACGCCAGAACAATACAGTTCTTTGTTGGCAATCATATCTTCCGATACTGTACATCCGGTCATTAGTACACATAGCGCAGCAATTCTAAGCATTTTCCACCTCGTCAGCGAGTTCATTAAGTTCGTTAATTTCATCCTTACTAGGCTTCTTGTCCTGCTCAAGTAAGAATCCAGCAAGCCTTTCTTTGTAACCTTCCATAAAATGATCTGATAATGCGTCCTTAATACCCCTATCTTCGTCCCTGGTAAGCTGGTCAGGGTTTACAAAGTCCACACCACTGTTGGCAAAGTACAACATTGTCTGTGATCTTGAAGGCCCGTAGCAAAACTTAGGTATTCTAGCCACTAAATCAGACCCTTGTACGCAAGATATCTGGTTATCCAGTGTAGTCATAGGCTGTTTAAACCCTTTGAAAAACGTATTTGGTTTGCCAAAGGTAATTATGTTTAGGTTGTTATGCTTCTTCCATAACTTAGCCGCAGACAGCTCAGCCAATGCCCCGCCTAATGAATGACCTGTTATCAAGGTGCGCTTGTTTAAATCTATGTGTCTTAGTATTTTCTTCCAAATAGACCTGTGAGCCAGTGTGAAGCCGCCATGACACATTCTTCCCGCATAGGGTACTGGTACTACCAAGGCATCTGTAAGCCAGTCTAGGCCGTCCTCAGTGCCTTTAAACGCTATAACGTCAATAGTTTTACGCTTGGCTATTAAGGCTGTTGTTGAAGTCCACTTAGTTTCAACCTTAATACAGTCTTCTACATAGCCTTCCCGATAAGCCTTCATGCTCCAAGAACAAGCCATATTTAGCAGTACAGGGTCTAGCTTCATTATTCGGCTCCACTACCAAAAATTAAGAAAACAACACCAGCTATTACAGTTATTGTGCCGACTAAATATAAAAACAGTTTAGCCAAATCGTGTATCAGCATTTCTTCTTCTTGATTTGCTGCCAATCTAGCGGCTGCATTAGCTTTTCTTTTTACCTCGCGCTTCTTTTCAATCTTAGCGGCTTCTTTTTTGATCTTAACCCATCTATGAGTCTGACCTTTTCGGGAATAATACGTCCCAACCTTATCCATCATCTTCTCAATACGTTCTTCTTGCTGGTCTATCGTGATGGCTTCTTCTAGCGCGGAGCCTGTCATAAGGTCATCAGTACCCGCTTTTCTCGCATTGGCTATGTGTTCTTCTACCTTCTTCTTAGCTGTGAAGAATTTGCCGACTTCACCCGCCATGTCTTCAACTTCTTTCTTCTTAGCAATCGCACCCTGAACCATGACAAAGGCACTATCCAAGGCTTTTATTGCTAACATTGCTTCGCCAATCATTGCTCAATCCTCTTGCACATAGCGGTTATATTCGTATTTACTGAATTGAGAATTATTCTCTGAGCAAACTTTTCACAAGTAGTCTTTTCTTGGAAACACAAGCCGCCATTGTCACAATCAGATATTGCAGATATTCCTCCTATTACTAAAACCAAAAGAAAAATATTCATAGTTCATGGCTTTGTAGGCCAATCTGAATCTCCTAAACTAGGCCAGTTTGAATGCGTGGGTAAATCTCTTAATGCTTGTCTGTAGGTTTTCATTTCATCCGACATAGTTAAATCTGAATTGGCCATCCAGTCTGTTTCAGACAACAATCTATTTCTTGCAATTCTATTATCATCTTCTTTTTCTTCATCTGTTCTTAGGTCTGGTGGAGGCAAAAAACTACCATCAGAATATAACCAGCCAACACCACCTTCAGTGGCCTCAACAAGGTTAGGAAGAAAATCTAACGAATCTACAACTAGCGTATTTACAACTACCCCATCTTCAATAACGTGCGCTTTCATTATTTTCTCCTTACCATGACCAAACTCTTACTCTGCCATTACCACCTGCACCTGAATACCATGAGCCTGAGTAATTTGAAGCTGAACCACCGCCACCACCTGGAACAGCTCCAGCTCCCGCAGCTCCACCACCGCTAGATGCACCGCCATTGCCACCAATTACTGATGTACCACCACCTGCGGCAGAGCCATGATTGTTCATACCTGCCCCACCTGCGCCACCAAGTACAGCATTACCACCAGGTCTACCTGCACCCATTCCTCCAGAACCACCACCATAACTAGAACCACCAACTCGCCTAGTGTTTTGATAACTCGCATCATCTAAAGGAAAACTATAAGCCCTAGAACCAGATGCACCATAGGTCGTATACTTACTATAATTAACAACTGCAGCTGATTGACCTTTTAAACCGCCTTGCGCAGTACAATGACTTCCAAAGGCACTAGCACCTCCATCGTTTCCATCAGCACCATTTACAGCAGCACCGCCAGCACCAATACTTACGCTTTCTGTAGCACCTAATTCGGAAGCTTGAAAAAAAGCTCTAAATCCTTCACCACCTCCTCCGCCTTCTAATGTTCCTGAACCAGAACCACCAGAACCACCTCCTGCAATAACTTCAACTAGCACATAATTAACATCAGCCGCCTTAGTCCATGTTCCAGAAGAAGTGAAAGTTTGGTAGTCTGTTGCACCTCCACCCGCAGCATCGGCCCAAGCTATATCAGTTCCGTCACTTGTCAAAACTTGGTTAGCAGTACCTTTAGTTAAAATTGCTGTTGCCGCACTTGCATTACCATAAATTAAAGAGCCTCGACTAACTGCATCTAACTTATTAATTTCTGTCGCAGTTGCAGTTACACCATCCAAAATGTTTAATTCAGCAGCAGTAGATGTAACACCGTCTAGTATGTTCAGTTCTGAGGCTGTAGATGTAACTCCATCCAGAATATTAAGCTCGGCTGCCGTACTTGTTACCCCATCTAAAATGTTTAGCTCGGCTGCTGTAGATGTAACACCGTCTAAAATATTTAACTCTGCTGCTGTAGATGTGACACCATCAAGAATATTAAGCTCTGCACCAGTGCTAGTTACTGCTGTATCAGCAATTCTTAAAGACCCTGCACTAAAACTTAAAGACCCTGAAACAGTTGCATAATTTCCCATGTAGGCATGAGAAGAACATTGATAATATAAAATTTTTGGAGTTTCGCTATCCACAGCTATCTGAGTATAAGCCCCAGCACTTCCAGCCGTCCCATTGGTTGTAACTCCTGATGTAAAAGCTGTTGCTTTTGCAGCATCTAAATAAAATCTTAAAGGATGTCCGCTATTTGATGAGTCCGCTTGATCAAATCTATAAACATACTCAGTGCTTGATGTTGCAGCATCAGTTCCTCCAAACTTAATAGCTGGTGACTCAACATTATTCAACGTATATCCCGAAGAGCTACCATCACCATTGTAAGGGTGGGATGCTGTTTTTGTGGCTACCTTTACAGTAATTATTATAGGGCTTGACGAAGAACCATAAAGGCCATCTAGCGGATCAACAACGCTAGCACTATCAGCTAAATCTCTTGCTCTACTCATTAGGGTTTCTCCAACTTATTTACGGCTTCGTAGGCCAGTCATTATCTTCCAAGCTAGGCCAGTTGCTATGACTTGGTAAATCTCTTAGTGCTTGTCTATAGGTTGCCCATTCACTTTTGTTGCTCAAGGAGTAATCTGGCATTTGAGTGTAATCTGATTCTGTTAAATATTGATCCCTAAAAAGCCTATTATCTGCTGCTTTTTCTTCATCAGTTCTGCTATCAGAAGGCTCAGTAAAGGCTCCGTCTGCATACGACCAACCTATACTTCCTTCGGTAGCTTCAACAAGATTGTCAGCAAAATCTAATGAATCCACTACGATGGTATTTACTACAACACCATCTTCAATAACGTGTGCTTTCATTATTCCTCCTAATATTCAATGTATACGACGCCGTCTTTTCCGGCAGAACCATAGGTTGAGTAATAAAGATAAAAGGAACCCCCTGCTCCGTAAGCGCCTGTTCCATGACTTGCAGAGTGACCTCCTCCCCAAAAAGAAGATTGTCCAGACTCATAGGTATTTCCCGCTGAAGCAACGCCTCCGTTAATATTTATATCTCCACCAGACCCCGCGCCTCCAGCCCTCACATAGCTGTATCCTCCAGTGCCGCCTGTAGCTGAGACGGTTACTGCTGAGTTGTATACCGCTGTAGTTGTCCCTCCAGTGGTTCCAGCACTTGTAGCGCCAGCGCCTCCCGCGCCAATCGTAATAACTACGTTGTTACCAGCCACAACAGTAATATATTTAATAGCCGTACCCCCTGCCGCACCAGCACAACTATAACCATTGGTCGCACCGCCACCTCCGCCCGTAACAGTTATTTTTATCAGAGTAACATCCGCTGGAACTTGCCAAGTTTGTGAGCTTGTTATTGCGACTGAATTGCCAAAGCCACCACCACCTGACGATACATCAGCCCAAGCTATATCTGTGCCGTCACTTGTTAAAACTTGGTCAGCGGAGCCTTTAGTAAGAATCGCTGTTTCAGCACTTGAATTACCATAAAGAATTGAGCCTCTACTAAGTGCGTCTAGCTTATTAATCTCTGTGGCAGTTGCAGTTACCCCGTCAAGGATGTTGAGTTCTGCTGTGCTGCTCGTTACGCCGTCCAGAATATTTAATTCTGCCGCTGTAGATGTGATTGATGTCCCAGCAATTTGTAGTGTTGTGGCGTTTACTTCTCCAGATGATCCGTACACGACACCTTTTGAATTAACAATCGTTCCCGCGCTTGATCCATCTACCAGATTCAGTTCTGCGGCTGTAGACGTAACTCCATCCAGTATGTTTAGTTCTGCCGCTGTTGAAGTCACTCCGTCAAGGATATTTAATTCAGCAGCCGTGGATGTTACGCCATCCAATATGTTTAA